ATAGACCCATTTGATGTCTTTGTTGACCCAGTTTCAAGAGATTTCCTATTTAGGGATGCTGGGTTTATTACCGTGAGAAAGGTATTGTCCAAGGCTCAATTAAAGCTATTACTCCCAGATTATGCGGCTAAAATAGAAAAAGCTACTGGGTCTGTTAGTGTTTCATCATATTCCGAGGCAGATTTTAGAGATAGGGATAGTATTATCGCAGAGGATATAGGTGGAACATTTAAAACGTCAGGAGAAGATGAGGACTTAATATCCTTTTACGAGTGTTACAAGAAAATTAAGATTCCCTTTTATGCTGTACTGATAAAAGCTATACCAACTAAAGAAGAGACAGCTGAAGCCCGTGAGCTTCTAACTGTAGAGATGAAAGAGTTTGAACAAGAGGTTCAGGTTTCATTACAGGAAAAGGCGGCATCAATTCAACAAGCTGTTGCATCTGGGGAAATGATTCAAGAAAGAGGTTCTCTTGAGATACAAAAGGCTGAAAGAGAAGCTAAAGAAGCAATAGAGAAACAAAGACAGGTTATACAGTCTCAGGTACAAGAGAAACTAGAAAGAGTTGAAAGAAAGGTAATCTCTAAAAAAGAATTTGAAATCTTTACAAAGAATCCAGAGATTAGAAAAAGAATAGTATCTGCTACTCCATTTAATCAGACTAAGATACAATTAACCTGTAGTTGTGGTGAGGAAACATTTCTTTATGAATATGTCCTTCCATTTGCAGAGTATCCTATAATTCCTGTTCCATACACATACACAGGAACTCCATATCCAATGTCTGCGGTTGTTCCGTTGATAGGTAAACAACAGGAAATCAATAAAGCTCATCAGATTATGATTCATAATGCAAACCTTGCTTCTAATCTAAGATGGCTTTACGAGGAAGGTTCTATCCCAGAGGATGAGTGGGAACAGTATTCTTCTTCTGCGGGTGCTCTTCTTAAGTACCGACAAGGTTTTACTCCACCAACTCCAGTTCAACCTGCAGCTATTAATAATGCTTTTTACTCAATTACTCAAGAAGGGAAACAGGATGTAGAATACATTAGTGGTATTTATTCTTCTATGATGGGTAATACCCAAGCTCAGCCTGAGACTTATAGAGGTCTCTTGGCTAATGATGAATATGGTACTCGAAGAATTAGAGCATGGATGAATAGCATTGTTGAACCTTGTCTTGAGCATCTTGGTAAATGTTTTAAAGAGGTTGCTCAGCAGACTTATTCTACTAATAAAGTTTTTAGAATTGTTCAACCTGAGGCTGGACAGGGTGAAGATAATATGGATGAAAAACAGGTAGAAATTAATATCCCAATCTATAATGATTACGGAAAAGCTATTGGCAAGTGGATGGATTATGAATCAGCTAGGTTTGATGTTAGAATGATAGCTGGAGCTACTCTTCCTGTTAATAGATGGGCTTTGTTAGAGGAATATTTTAGGTGGTTCCAGGCTGGTCTAATAGATGATATAGCCATGTTGGCTGAAACAGATATTCGAGGAAAGAAGTCTGTAGCACAAAGAAAATCAGTATATGCCCAATTATCTTCACAGGTTGAGCAAATGGAAGAAGCATTAAAAGATAGAGAGGGAACTATTGAAACTCTGGAACGTCAACTAGTGCAGGCTGGTATAAAGATGAAGGTACAGCAGGCTGAAGGAGAGATAAGAAAAGATGTTGTAGACACAGAAGCCCAGCAGAAGACTTTGAGAGGTCTAATGCAAGGTGAGTTTCAGAACATGAAAAAGGACATGGCAAGAGCTGTCCAGTCGACCAAAGAAACAGAAAAATAGTCTTGTAAAGAATACGTACAGATGATTAAATTTATCTCAATGCAAAAAGGAGCATAAAATGGCAGATGCACAAGTAGGCAACACTCAACAAGAGTCCCCTGACGTAGACATCTTAGATATTAAAGATTCAGTCAGTTCCGTGGACGACTCAGCAGCATTTTTTGATGCTCTAGATAAGTCCGCTAATGGAATTGTATATGACGAACCATCACAGATAACCTCTGACGAGGCGACTAATAACACAGTTGCTATGAGCCCTGATGAAGGTACTGCGGTAGAGCCGACCAATAACACGGATACGGAAGTACTGCAAAATCGGTATTCTGCTTCAAGTAGAGAAGCCAAGAGATTAAATTCTCGACTAGGCGAACTTGAACCTTATATGCCGATATTAGACGCGATGCGTGAAGACCCCAATTTAATTTCTCACGTGAGAACTTATTTTGAGGGTGGTGGAAACACCCCTAAAAGCATGAAAGAACAGTTTAATCTTGGAGAAGATTTTATGTTTGATGGAAGTGAAGCGTTTGATAATCCTGACTCAGACTCTGCAAAGGTCTTAAATGCTACTATTGATGGATTAGTCCAACGTAGATTAACAGATTTTAGCCGTAAACAGCAATCCGAAAATCAGAGACTTAATTCCGAAGAGGAATTTAAACAGACTCATGATATGGACGGCGACCAATGGACAGAATTTGTTGATTTTGCGAAAAATAAGAAGCTAAGCCTTGAAGATATTTATTATCTGAAAAACAGAGAAACTAGAGACAGGAATATCCAGCGTTCAGCTCAGAATGAGGTATCACAGCAAATGCAGAATATGAGGGAAAGACCTCAATCTCTTGCATCAGCTGGGAGTACCCCGACATCAGAATCATCTCCCGATGATAAAGTGTTCGACCAGCTTTTAGACGGTGATAATATAAACCGTCTACTTGGCTAACAGGTCGGATAGCCACTTACAAGTAGACACACATAGGAGATAGAACTATGGCACAATCAGATGCCACCTATCCTGTATCTAATAGCTTGTTTCTAAAACATTCAAGTGGTCTGGATGAAGGATATGGTGTAACTCAGGGCTCGTCGCTGGCAACTGGTGACCTTAGGAGAAAATATAACTTCGCTGAGAGGTTTAGTGAGCTGGCTATTGACCAGACACCTTTTTTCCGTTTGGTATCCAAAGTAGCGAAAAAGCCTACTGATGACCCGTCGTTCAAGTTTACCGAGAAACGCCAATCATGGATGAAGCGTTACGCATATGTTGTTGGTTACCGCGCAAATAGCGGTGATGACTCATTTGATAACGCTCTATTCCAAGCTGTTAAGGGTTCCTCTCCTGCGGTTATCGCAGTAGGCGACACGATTAAAGTCTGGATGGCTACTGATTATAAATCAGCTGGCAACATTCAGAATGTCTATAAGGCTGGAAGCTCTTCGGCTCGTATTGCTATTGGTTCAGCAGGAACAGCTCCCGAGTTTTTCTTACCTAATCAGGTTATTCAGATAAACCTATCTGGAACAGCCGAAGGCGGAACCGATATTAACGGTTACGTATTAGCTAAGATAGACGCGGGTGGTGTAGGTGCTCAATTGGATATATCCAATACCGCCAATACTGGTGGTTCACAGGTGCTCGCAGGATGTGTAGAAGCTAAACTCGTACAAGCTACAGTCATCAAGGCTGCTAGTGGAGAGTTAACTTCTTATTTCGAAGATGCACCAGTGCTTACAGCTTATGACAAAACAATCTCTAGCGATTTAGAAGCTAAGAGATGTTATGTTGTAGGTAACTCTCATGCTGAGGGCTCCTCCCTTGTCAATGCGACATGGAAGGATAACCCTTACAGTACTGGTTATGGACAGACTCAGATTTTTAGGTCTGAATTTGGAATGACCAATACTGCAAGAGCAACTGTCCTCAAATACGAACCCAACGAATGGGCACGTGTTTGGAGAGATAAGTTAATCGAGCATAAGTGGGAAATCGAACAGACTGGTCTGTTTGGTTCACAATACACAGACGGAGATGGAGTTTCTCATACACAGGGTGCAGTAGACTATATTACTAACTATGGTAACGTATTCACATGGGATTCTACGAAAACTGTTGACGGTTTTCTTGATGACATGAGTTCATACGTTGACCCTCGTTATAATCAGTCTAAAGCAACCGTGTTCTTTTGTGATACAGAAGTGTACAACTGGCTACATAAGCTGGGTGGATACTTTGCGCAGAATATTGGTATTGGAGCCGCAAGTAACGGCTTCCGTGCTGACTTGGCTGTGACTGGGCGCAAAAAGGTAATGGGACTTGACATGACGACAATCAGTACACCCCTCGGTGATATGAATGTGACTCGTAATATTGCTCTCGATAGAAGCGCAGTTAAGATTCTTGGTGTTAACATGAGTAATGTTAAGTACCGTCCTCTAGTTGGCAACGGCATGAATCGTGATACCACGATATATGTTGGTGTTAATTCACTAGAGACAAGTGGTGTTGACAAACGTGTTGACATGATTCTTACTGAAGCTGGTTTCGAGTTTCAAATGCCCGAATCACACGCTGTTTGGAGTTAAGGTAACAACGACTCTTGTTAGGTGAGGGGCCTAGGATTTTTTCCCTCCTTTCTTTCCTAGGCTCCAATCCTGGCAAGTTAATAAGGATTTTTAATGGCTACGAAACTTTGGGAAAAGGTAAATATAATTACTGGTCAATCTAGTAAGAGCAGGAATTTGGTTCCGCTTATCAATGCGGGTGCTAAGTTTATAGTCTCTTCTTTGCCCGAAAAGTTTCTGTGGAGTATTGCTTCCGAAACTGAGATTAATGGATGGTCGGACTCTGCTGCTACTTCCGCATCTATTAGTGAAGGCTCAGGAATCGCATATGATAAAATTTTAGCTGTGTATAGACAAGATGGTACGGATTCTAATGGAAACGCAAAAAAGAGGATAGCTGAGGAAGTATCAGATAAGGGGATTCATATATTTGATGAATCATCGTCTTTGTTAAAACCTACAAAGATGTTTCCCAAGTTTTATAAGCTCTCAGGAAAGATTTATATAAAGCCAGCCCCAGATTATAATGCTAGTAGTTCTACACAGTCTTATACACCTGTAGGTGGAAGCTCAACCAATGTCACCACATTGAATGGGGATAAGGGGGTAATAGTTTATGCAGCTCCTCCAGAGACTGATGAAAATACTGATGTATGGGTATTGGTAGAATATGAGAATATAGTTCTCTATTACGCAGCGTCTTTAGACATGAAGAGATTGTGTCAGTCTTATAGGGATAGTATTACTACACATCTTTCAACAATTACAGGTACGTATTTAGCCAGTTTTGAGTCAGCTCTTCCTACTCTTGCTGATGTTGCAGTTCCAGTCAAGCCATCTCTACCTAGTTTATCTTCATCTGCGATAAGTGAGACAATAGACGCTATACCAGATTATGTATCTCAAGTAATGGCGGTTATGCCTACAGTTGGCGGTGGA